CAAAGTTATATGGGTTGCGGATGATACCTAGCTGACGGAATTCGTTGCCAGTAATAAACGTATCGTTCTCGTTGCCAGTCAAAGAAGCGTTAACAGTAATATAATGTCCTCGCAAATCTTGACGTGCATCGTAACCAAATCCATTCTTAGGACCAATGATTGCACGAGCAGTTGCACCAGAACCAGAACCGTCAGATGTAATTACAACCTTAGCTTTAGAATATCCAGTTCCTGCAGTACTTACAAGAAGCTTAGTAATTACACCACCTGCAACAGTTACATTAGCATCAACTACCGCAGCAGAAGCTCCGTCACCAGTAATTGTCACAGTGAAAGTATCGCTTGCAGAATAACCTGTACCGCCATTAATAACTTTAACGTTATAAATCGCACCATCTACTGCCGCTTGCTTAACTGCCCATTGATCTTGAAGGGCTTGTGCTGCAGCACCACCAGGGTTTGTCGTAATATCACTCATTGGAATGAATGCTGAAGTTAAAAATTTGTTAGCAGCGGTGGTTGATAATGTATACAAATATTTCCAGATGTAACCATCAGATCCACTAAAATCGATAACACCCGCAGTAGTAACACCAGAGTTATCTGGATTAGTAGTAGATGCGCCAGGACCAGCTTTTAAACAAAGCATGATATGGTTGTTATCGGTAATAACATAGAACTTTTTAGATTCTAGTGTAGTATCACGATCGTCATATTCAACGTAGGTTGTACCTGAAATCCACTGGTAACGAGGTGCAGCGAACTGCAAATCCGTAGTAGCTAATTTCTTAAGGGACGTCATGTGTTGCCATACATCAGTTGTATGAGAATGAGTATTATCGTACGGCGTGTCTGGTGAAGTATCATCAGTCCACGTTGCTGAACGACCAACGAACAAATAATAATTATTTGCCGCTGCCGTAAGATCAGCTACAAACTGCTTTGCAGCTCTTAGCCTAAAGTTTTGTGTAACAATGGCGGCCATTGATTTCGACTCCTATTAAATGTTCGTTCTTTACGTGATAGTTATTTCAGCTGTCGCGTTAATATCTATTGTTTTATTTATAGCGTTTAGAATAGTGTAATCTGAGAAATTAGATACAGGATTCGGTAGCAAGAATTTTAAATCTTCGAGGTATTGTTTAGGACCTAGATGATTAGTCTGTCTTGTATTAGTATTTACAATGCCTTCAGTGAAGTAGACAGTTGCAAGATCACCTGTATAACCAAGGTGAGAACTTAATACACCATGACCAGTTCGAGTTGCAATAGCCTGAGCATTGATCTCTACTGGAGGTATAATAATCGGAACTGGAAGACCAGCACCAAGTTGTAATCCAGGTTGTGCAAACGGCGTAACAGTACCTGCACGATTCTTTTCTAAAATTTCAATGAAGAGAAGAATCTCACCAAAGAATATAAAACCTGCTGGGTGAACCAACCGATTAAATGCGTTTTTCCACTGGTCAATGTTAGCACCAGTTTTAAGGATGTATGAGAACTTTTGATACTTGTAAGAATCTTGAATTTTCTTATCATCAGATACAAATGAACGTGATGTTGCACTCGACCCTGAACGATATATCTTAACAACATCGGCATTAGCAAGTGCAGGACTAAATGTTAATTTATATGCAAGTGTCTGTGTGACGTTGTCACTTGAATCTGGATCATCACTTCCACCACCATACGTTCTATAATATGTGCTTGACTTCCAATTAGTATTTAGTGTACCGTTAACAAAGACGATAGGCACATCGTACCACAACCAAAAACTATTATCGTCTTGGCCAGTTATTTCTGAAGTAGCACCTGAAACTGTATACGTAAGAGAAGGAGAATAAGTTCCAGGGTTAGCAATAACATCTGTAGAAAAATCTGTCCACGGGTTATCAGAGGGAACAAACATATCTTCTTTAGGAAAATAGATCTCAACTTCATCATCGTATAATATGTTAAAGAACGATGTAATGGAATCAGGTGTTCCACGTGACTGGTAGAACTGTACAAGCTTCGTATAAAATAAACGAGGATCGGCAGCGAACGTACGTGGTACTGAAATGCCAATCTCTTGTTGTAAGTTCGTAAGAAACGTTTCTTCAACTAAATCTATATCTCTCTGACTAGCAATACGGTTAATGTAGTGAGATGCTCGGTTCTCAGAAACTAGATACTTATTAAATAGCTCTAAGAACTCAATAAAGTCAGGATATGACTGGTTGATATGTTCAGGGACTAGGTCCGAGATCAACGAGGATATGTCTACCTTATTAGAATCGTTACTCATTATTCATGCCTTGCAGTAGTATTATAAGCGACACCAGCTGAAGTACCGCCAGTAATCATTGTATCAACTTCGCCTTCAATTGTACATTCATCAACAAGTATAGTTAGTAATTCATTTCGTTTTGGCGCTAAATCATTCGAATCCGGATCTGCGGTAACTTCGATATATGTTCCAGTGAATGAATCAAACGCTGCAGTGAATGAAAGCTTACCAGTTGTAGGACTTATCGTACCAGCGTTATTCACTATGATCGTTTCAGTTGAACCAGTCCCTTGAACAATTTGAAGTCTACGAGTTCCTGTATCATCAACACGATCTCTGAGAGTACATCCAGTATTTCCAGCATGAACAAATTCTGTAGAACTAATTATCTGATCAGTTGAATTTGTATTATAAATTGGAGATGAATACGTTACATCATACTTCGCTTCAGCTGTCGTTGTAGGAACAATACGCTTTTTCATTTTAACTCTAACAACTGAGTTAAGAATAGCAATGCTTGTAGCATCTATGTTAGCGTTAACATTAGAATACCGGAATACTCCATCAAAACGTTTTAGCTGGTCAGTATTATATAGACGAATAACCTCACGAATTGATGCAGCAAGCGCATCAGAAGAAAGTGAAGTTACGTTAGGATTATACTTAAAGAATACATCCAGAGAAATGTAAGTATATTGTGGATCTATAATTGTAGGAGTAATCGAAACCACATTCTTAGGTTTAAGATACTGAGAAATGATGAGTGTCTTATCTGTAGCGGTAAGTACCTCAGCATCCTTAGGTTTAATAGAGATATAAACTTTTCCGTAATCTGGTGGATCATTATCTTCACCACCCCAAACTGATATGGCATCGATGTTCGCGTAGTTATTTTGGATGATAGTTTTATAATCATCTGGTGTCACTGCACGATTCTGAGAAACATATGATAGCGGAGCGTTGAACTTAATGGATTCTAAATCTTCTCTCTCAGAACCACCAGCTGCTTTAGACACAACAGTTAATGTTATATCTGTATTACCATTAATTGTTCCAGCGAGTGCAAATACTGATGCACCGTTTGCCGCATCGTTATCAGTAACTAATGTTTCTAATTGGATGATGTTTCCATTGTCTAGTTTCTTACCAAGAACACCATCACCAAACTTAACTTCAAACATTCCGGTGCGATGCTCTTCAAGGAAATATACTTTAGATGCTGATGTTACTGCAGTCACATTGACTGAAGAAGAATAGGTATCTACTGCAGAGTTTGTATCTGAAGCTTTAATCTTAACTGTAAGTTCTGAGGTTACAGCGTTATCAAATGGTATTAGGTATGATTCAGCAGACGCAGAATCGTATATGTATTCTATACTTTTATATGAACCTTGCAATACTTTAATATTAGTAAAGATATATTCGCCATCAGCATCTCTTGTTGTTGATACCGTTTGATCGTTAACAAACTTATATGTGACGCCATCAATTGTAGAAGTAAATACTGTGCCCTTTGTCATTGTCAAAGGTAAGTAATTACCATCAGAATCAATAACACCTACAGGAGAATTTACTTTGACAGTAATATATGCAACAGCAGGATAAGATGAACGTGGTGTGTAACCAAGCATCTTAGCGTGTGATACTACTGAAGGACGTAATCTTGCGCTATCTAAGAATGTTTCGTTGATTGCAAAGTTAGCGTTGATTGCATTGTAATGAGTTACATATGCCATTACGTCAATCATTGAACTTAAAGCAGACCCTTCGAAGTTGTAGTCTTCAAAAGTGGTTTGGGCTTTCATGAATGTCTTTAAGTCTGTCTTGATGGCATCAAAATCCATCTCCGAAACTTTAAGGCGGTTAGTATCAGTCATTTATCTGAGCCTCTCAATAATGAATTCTATGTTTGTGGTCACGTCTTCAGGTGACAGGATTTGTACTTCTAAGTTTAAGCTTAGTGCATTTCTATAAGATAGATCTTCAATGCGTACATCTAAAACTTTTACTCTCGGCTCATAGTTTCTAAGAGTACCGATAATTCTTTGTTCCATATCTGCTTTGACTATCGGGTCGAAGTTTTCAAAAAGGAACTCAGTTAATGATCCACCAAAATCTGGATCAAAGAATTTCTCGCCGCGTCTTGTGAGTAAGATATTACGCACAGACTGTTTCACCGCTTCAACATCTCTTTTAATAGGAACATCACCGGTTACAGGATGCTTTAAAAAAGAAAAATCAAAGTCAGCGTAAGGCTTTTTACGAGAGCTAATATTTGAATTTGTATTTGCCATACTGTTATTTATAACCCTAATTCGCGGAAACGTTACTCGCACCCGAAGTTAATTCGATACCACAGCCATATGAATCACCTACTCTGGCCAAGGGTTTACCATTAACAAAAATGTCTGGAGAACCAGAAGTTAGTTGTGTTATATGTGGTGTACAACCACTTGCTTCAGGTACGGAAGGATGTGAAGAATTTGAATCTTCTTGTCTATGTGCACCTTTACCTTCTATGAATACATCAGCCGATCCAGTGAGCGCTGTAGGAATAACACCGCATTCGTGTATAGTAATTAGATCAGTTATTCTACATGCTTTTGGCATTACTGCAACCACTCAGGAATTACTGGCTTAAACGTTGTAGCCACAGAAGATTGATCTTTACGTGGAACTGTTATGCCTGCGGCAGTTTGCGTTGAGTAAGATGAATTACCATCAGGCTCAACAACCGAATTTAATGGAGTTACCAAGGTCGCGTTAGCAGTAGTTGATGCAACGTACGAAGGACTAGTAGCAACTACCCCTGGTTTTTTAAGATTTATAAGAGAACCAAATAAGTCCATCTCACCAGCTGACGATGCTTTAAATGTAGTACCTGCCGCAATATCAATACTACCAACCGATGACATTTTAATATTACCTGAACTATGAATATCTAATGTACCACCAGCTTTTACGTTTATATTACCGCCAACGTTAATGTCAGCATTATTAGTAACATTTATTTCAAGCTTTTGACTTGAGTTGTAATGATTACTTGAATGAACTACCATAGAACCGTCAGGATGGATTTCAACGTATGAACCACTGCGATGATATATGTGAACTCTTTCGTGGTTAGGTGTATCATCCATCTCTATCATGTGTCCTGACTCAGAACTAAATACATGGTTGTATGGGTATTTTGCATTATAAGGATCAGCAGGTTCAGTTCCAGCTACTTGTTTTACTATATTACTTGTGCCACGAGCACGTCGAGGTATAGATGATTCGTTAACTTCTCTTGGAAATGTTGCGGTTGGATCTGCAAATCCATTTTCTGAATTAGGTTTTGTATATGGTAGACCATGCACAGAACCCATAACAATAGGCGATTGCATATCTTCATCAAGAAACGATAATACTACCCAAGAACCAGGAACAAGAAACGGAGTTTGTCCTAAGCCTGAATTTCCAGGAGTAGTTGTAGGATTCATGACAGGAGCCCACGGCAATGATGACGTAGGAATATCATTAATTTTATCAGAACTGTGTAACCCAAACACTCGGACTCTTACTCGTCCAATTTCCTGAGGGTCATTACGATCTTCTACTGTTCCAAAATATAACATTAATTATTCTCCATGAAGCTTAAACCATCACGTATTAATTCCATTGACACAGTATATTCAGCTCCTTTAATGTAATGTCTAATCCTAGATATGACATAAGATCCAGAAAATAATTCGTCCTTATCATTTGGTTCACCAGCTAACGCTGGTTTATTAGGAGTAATTATTAGGTTTACAGATTTACCAGCTTGATAATTCTCAGGGTCTGAATCAGAATAAGTGGATATGCGTACCATATCATTTATCCTTGTAATTCGTGAATCAAGCTTAGTCAATGATAATGAATCGCTTTGAGTATTAAGATCTGTTACACCTAATGATTCATATGCGATAGGGTTATGCATTTCAAGACTAACAGAAGGTTTAAGCTCATTTGAATTAAGATTCTTTGCATCAACAGTATACAATCTATACGGATCTAATGGAGCTAAGGTTGGAGCATGTAAAGAATGATTAAACTCAATTTCAGACCATTCGTTATTCGCAACATTAAGTCTAATAGTATTATTAAGTAAAGCTCCACCGCTTAGAATTTTTAAGGTATCTGAATTTTTAATTATTTCATATTCATATAGTACGCCCAAAGAATCGTCTAAGTATCGTGTGCCCTGGCCAGTATAATCCTTGTTCGTTACTTTTCTACTAGAAAGCACCGGAAGATTTTTTATATCCTTTGCATCGCCAACCATAGACTGTAGTGATTGTAGTATCGGCTTGTCACCAAATAAATTTTCGAATAAAAAATATGGAGTTCCATCTTCTCCAAATGTTTTACTTATTACTGTATCAATAGCTGCATATGGTTTACTATAAGGGAATACTATGTGATGTGCACTTGATGATGGTGTCTTAACATCTATATGTTCGGCAAAGTAATTAAAGTGGATGCTGTCAATAATATCTGATGCTAAGCCACTATATGATTTAGAAAATAAAGATACTGCATTGGTCAAATGTTTCTTAGAAGTAATAGTTAATACAACACCTGCTGATTCTCCTGATACTTTCTTTATACCTTTAACTCGAGTACAAGCAAATGTTTTTTCTACTGTCTTGCCTCTCCTTGTAAATTTGATACGCACTTCTTCTTGACCTATTATAGGAAGAATAGCCACAAGGCCTGCGTTATCAGCAAATATTACTTCGCCGTGTAAGAACGGGTTATCGATAGCCTCAAAGATAGATACCTCAATAACAAGATGAGTAATTTCTACTTCTTCAATGCGCGTTGAGATATAGACCCTTAGGTCTCTTAATATTCTTGGAGAAGCATCTCTCAAATCATTAGTCATAGGTTCTGGCATATTATGCTTCTCTCATTGCTTTTTCAAAAGCTTCTACAATATCACCAACAAATTCTGGTTTAACAACTTTTATTTTTGACTTAGCAAGGTTTTGAGCGGTACTTACTTCGAAGTTTGTAACAGGACTTGTTCCTGCCATTTGTCTACGAGTTCTCTCAAGCGTGCTATCACTTATGTGGTGCGCAGGACCATAAGCAGCTTTAACAATAGAAGTACAAGATAAGGTATTACCTACCTTACCAACATCAGCAGCGAGTGCACTATTAGATGCAGTAAGTGTGATAGTTTCTCCAGCCGTTCTAAAATCTGCGGGTGATGTTGTATCTTGTTCTATTTGAATATAGCC